ATGGGGTTAAATCTGATTTTAGTTATGGGCCTCGCCACTCTCGCTTTGTTGGAGGAGGTAATATGGGTTGGGATGCTGACAATTCTCAAGACCATGATGATAATATCCAGGGTAGGAATTTATACATGGAAGATAACACTGGTTCTATTAAAAAAACTTTTATTTGGGAGATTTTTGATAGAGGTGTAGAGAAACACGATATTATACTGAAAGGAAACGGACAAGACCCAACTAGCTACATACATCACTCTAGTTTGATGGAGCAGTTAGCAGCGGGAGGAGCTACCCCTTTATATGACTGGTATATATCCCCTTGGGTTCATTCAGGAGAATGGAGCTCAAGAGATGGCCAATTCACATGGGATTCTGAAAATATTAGTAATAATAATTATATGTCTTATGGAGGCTCTTCAGATGGAGGACTTCATTTTGTTAATGAGGTTGATAGTTTTATTAATTACTCAAGAGGTTTGTTAGCTTTAAGAAGTGATGATTTTTATTATCCATATCCTATTGGAGATGTTAATGGAGTAATGGATATGTGGGAAGTTGTAATAGATGTTGCTAGTATGAATAATGCTTTTATTGATGTTATTCAGGGAACTCCAACAGATTCATCTATACCAACAGGTTTTAACAGTAACAGTCCACACAAAATAAGAACAGCTGGGGTATATAAATATTGTTTATCTGCTTTACAACATGGTAATCAGAGCCTTGCTCTTAACTGTCCTTCATCTGGGCCTGGAGCTTCTAATGAAATAGCTTACAATCCACTTCAAAACCAAGCAAACATATTGAGAGCTTATAAAGATGATTCTCATTTACCAGCTGGTGTAATTATAAACTCAATAAAAATAACTAAAAAGAAACCAGTTTTTGCAACTGTTAATGTTCCTGTTTTTCAAACTGGAGTAGCTTACAGTATAGATAAATATACATGGCATTATCTTGATGTAAAAGAAAGTGAGGGTGTTCCATTGTCATTAACTTATAGTGTTGGAGATTTAAAAGATATAGGTAAAAGAACGACTGGATATTCAAAAACATTTATAATACCAGCCAACAAACATAATAACGAGATTTTAAGCCCTATGATGGCTGTTGGAGCTGAAAGAGTTAAGATACATTGGATGAGAGCTAGAATAAAATGTAATGGAATAAATGTTTTCGGGGGGTTAATGCGTGTAGAAGAAGGTAATACAGGTAAGGGTGGATTTTATAAATGCCATATAATACAAGATGAGATAGGATGGACTCAAGCTATAGATGATGATACTATTTGTGATTTAGCTTTAGAAGGCCCTGGTGGTATTTCTCCTCCTGAAGATAAAAGTTATAACACTATAATAAATAGTTGGGATGATACTGCTGATACAAGTGATTTCTTTTATGGTCTTGTTAATTATGGAGAATGGCAAGCTCAATCAGTAAACGCATCTTCTACTCACGATTATAGTCATAACTCTGCAGACTTTCATCCAGCAGTGTTCGCTAAAGCTATAACAGACAAGATATTTGATTCTAAGGGATACTCTATTGAAAGTAATTTCTTTAATTCTGACACATTTAAAAAACTTTGTCATCCTTGGGTTTCTGGAGAGGATTATACACAGGGAGATTTATTTGAATCTGAGGGAAGTCAAGCTGCTCATGTTAAATTAATATCAAAAACAGAAGCTGGCGGTAATTACTTCTCTGGAGGTAGGGTTAAAGCTGGTGGTGATGATAGAACTTGGTATCCAGACCTTGTTCCAGGAGTTGGTAATAATTGGACTACAAACTCTGCTACTGGAGGTTACACAGCCCCTTTTACAGGAACTTATCATGGTACTATGAAAGCAACATTGTATATAAGTCAAAGCTGGGCTTCTAACGGCTCTTATATGGCTATGGATTTGGTAAAAAACGGCTCTTCAGTTACCTTAACTAACGGACACACTCTGGGATATGATAATATTATGAGAGACCCAAACGCACTACCATCTGTATTAGCGTATCTAAGTGCTTCTAGGGCTGATAGTGGAATAGGAGGTGGATTAACAAAAATGATTGAGTTTTCTATAGATTTACAAGCTGGAGATAGGTTAGCTATGAGAATGAGGGGTATTAACCTTTCAAATGCATGGGCTAGTTATCAAGACGCTTCTGATATGGAATTTGATGTTTTCCCAGTAGTAAGCTCAATAACCCCAGATAAAATTGTAAATTTAAGTAAGGTTCTTCCTTGTATGAAACAAATAGATTACTTAAAAGGATTAACAGAAATGTTTAATTTACAATGGACTGCAAATGAAGAAACAAAAACTGTTTATTGTGAGCCTTATAATGATTTTTTCGGCTCAGGAAAAGTTTTAGATTGGTCTAAAAAATTAGATTACGAAAGTTGGAATGATAAATTTATAATAGAACAATTAGCTAAGGAAGTAGAGTTTAAATACAAAGAAGATACGAGCGATAAGATAGTTGATAGTGTCTATCGTTGGAAAGAAAATAATGGTTATGATATAGAGCAGTCTCATATTGAGCTTAACGACCAAAAATTCAGAAAAGATAAAATGGAAATGGGAACAAAGGAGTTTTCAACAACAATAATGTTTAATGCTTATGGAACTGTCTCTAATCCACTTACTAACAGTTTAGGGTTTCGTTGGGGAGACTTAACTTGGACTGACCCCTCAAGTAATTGGAATAATCCTTTAATGCCTATAATGTGGAATGGGGATGATGGTCATATAAATACACAACAAAGACCTGAATTTAATATGGAAGAACCTAATTTTGATATGAGAATATTAAATTATTATGGTAAAACTAATTGTGCTAAATACGACTTTGTAGACTCTTCCGCAAATATTAATGTTACAGATGAATACCCACATCTAGGTCATACTAATGAATGGTTAAAGGGTACAGGTCAAATAGATGAATATAATATTTCTTGGGCAGATGAAGATGATGGAGTGGGCAATATAAGTCCAGGACTTTTTTCAAAATATTGGAGAATAGCATACCTTAAAATGAATGGGGGTTCAGCTTTAAGAACTTGTAAAATTAACCTTAACGCTAATGATATATCAGGTTTTGATTATAGAGATTTAATATTATTAAACATAGATGGGGTGGCTACATATTGGACTGTAAACTCTATAAAAGATTATAAGCCAAACAAAAATGAATTAACAACAGTAGAATTAATAGAATGGAAACAAGCTAAAGATTTTGGTAAATCAAGAACTAAATCAAGAATTTCTCAAAACTCTGAACCAAAGAAAATACAACTTATTTCTCAATCAAAAGAAAAGGGATTAGTTTTAAGAAACGATACATCAAATAAATCAGTAGGAACAGGAATAGCTTTTGGTAACGGAGTTGTAGCTAATGAAAACCAAACAGTTCTAGGTAATTATAATAAAACTAATAATACAGATATTTTACAGGTTGGAAGTGGTATTGATTCTCACAACAGAACAACAGCTTTAACTATTAAAGGTAATGGAGAGGTAGAGATACATGGAGGAGAATGTGCTGTTGAGGAAACAGATGGTATTATACATGATTTAGTTTATACAGACACTGATGGTAATATAAAAAAACTATACTTAAAAAAAGAATAAATGGCAACTACTATATATAAATTCCAATCAGATTTAAAGGGATTACAACAATTAAATAAAGGTCTAAAGGAAGCTAAAAGGAATTTAGACGCTCTAAAAAGAGGAACTAAAGAATATGCAGCTGCCTCTAAGAATGTTGGAGGTATGACTAAATCTTTAAAAAATAATACTAATGCTTTAAAACAAACAAGAACAGCTGCTAATCAATTAAATAATTCAGGTCGTGGCCTTATGACTACATTTAAGGGTGCTAGTGTAGCTATTATATCTGCATTTGCTTTTAGAGCTATAATGTCTGGTATGAGAGGATTGGTAACAATTTTTGCTAAATTTGAATCTCAAATGGCTGCTGTAAAAGCAATATCTGGAGCTTCAGATGAGCAGTTTCAAGAATTAGTTAAGAGTGCTAAAAAATTAGGAGAAACAACAGTTTTTACAGCGTCTGAAGTTGCTAATCTTCAAGAAGAACTTTCAAGATTAGGTTTTGCAGCTCCACAAATTATAGCTATGCAACAAGCTGTACTTAATTTAGCTGCCGCTACAGGAGAGTCTCTTGCTAAAGCTGCTGAAGTAGCTGGTTCTCAAATAAATGCTTTTGGACTTGAAGCTGAACAAGCGGTAAGAGTTACAGATGTAATGGGATTTTCTTTTGCTAATTCAGCTTTAAATCTTGAGAGGTTTACACAGTCAATGAAGTTTGTTGCTCCAGTAGCCAAGACAGCAGGTTTTACTATTGAAGAAACAAGCTCAATGTTAATGACTTTAGCAGATAATGGAATACATGGTTCTATAGCTGGTAATGCCTTGAAGAATATATTTTTAAGACTAGGAGACGCTAACTCTAAATTAAATAAAAGTTTAGATGGAACTGTTCAAGGGTTGCCTCAGTTGATTAAAGAGATGGAACGGATGAATGCAGAAACATTCGGACTAACAGAAGCTACGGATTTATTAGACAAAAGGTCGGCTCCAGCTTTTTTAACATTACTAAGAAATATAGAGGGATTAAAAGATGCTAGTAGTGATATAAATTCTGTTGAGGGAGATATTAGTAGAATGGCTGATGTAAGACTTGATACATTACAAGGAGATTTCACATTATTAAAATCCGCTACAGAAGGATTGGGATTAGCTGTAGGAGAATCTTTTAATTTTGAACTAAGAAAAGCCATCCATGGTTTAACTGAATTTGTTAGGTCTATAGCTTCAAGTAAAAAAGCTATCGCTATTATAAAAACAACTATTTTTGCTCTTATAGGAGCTTTTAAGGTTTTCATGTTAAGACTAGCTGCTTTAAAAGTTTTACAACTTGCTACAACCATATCAACGCTGAGAGCAGGGTTTGCTTGGAAGAGGTATTTGGTAAGCATAAGAATGGCTAGAACTGGAACGACCCTTTTTACCCGAAGCTTACAAGGTTTGAGAGCAATGATTGCTAGTACAGGTGTTGGACTTTTAGTTGTCGCTGTAGGGGCTCTTGCTGCAGCTTTTATGAGTGGAAGTGATGAAACAGAAAAAGCTACTTTTGAACTTGAAAAACTGAATGAAGCTTTCGTTACATCTATAAGACAAACTTTAATATTAAATGAATTTTCTCAAGAAAGGCATGACCAGTTAAGAGAAATTAACGCTAGATATTCAGAACTTCTTGGTAATATAGATTTGGAGATTTTAAAAACAGACCAGTTGCGTAAGGTTCAAGAAATTGCAAATGAAGTTACAGAGGAATCTATAGCTGTGCAGCTTAAAAAAGCTGAATTAGCAAAAACTATTGCTGATGAGGAAGAAAGGTTAGCGGGATTGGTGGAATCAGGAGAGGAAGATACATTTGTTATGATAGAAACGGGGAATAACGGCAATCAAATACCTGAGTCGTTCGCAGCGGATTTCGCACCAGATGGCAAGCTTTTTGGGTCTGACAATAATCAATTTGAATTTGTAGACGCAAGAGCAGATTATCTTGAGAAGATAGCATTGCAAAAAGAAGAGTTAGCAGAATTGGAATTAATACATCAACAAAAAATAGAAGTAGAAGCTGACGCTAATGATATATTACTTCATAATGGCATATCTTATAGGCAATCGGTTAGAACAGGATTCCTTACTGAGTTAGAAGATTTCAGAACTAAAAATGGTTCTAAGCAAAAACTGATAATAGAGAACGCTAAAATTGAGTTAGAGGATATGATTAGAGCTCAAGAGATTTTAGAACAAAAGACTTCAAACGCAGCAAACGCAGCTATAAGAGAATTAGAAATTGAAGAGTCTAAGGCAGGTAATATACTTCTGATTGGAGATTTTAAAGTAAATTCTACTAATGAATATACCGACCTTACAACCAAGTCGATGGATAATGCTAATAAGCAACAAAAGAAGTTTGTAAAAGAATTTGAAGGTGATGCTGGTAAGATAAATGTAAAAATTTCTGAAATGAGAAAATTTGTTAGTAATCTTACTCAGATATTAGAAAAGAGTGGTAAAACTTATGGTAGGTCTGCTCTTTCTGGATTTAGATTACAGAAAACAAAAGATAGATTAAAAGAATTATTAAAGGTTCAACTTTCTTATATAAACGATAATTTTGAAGCAGACTTGCAGGCAAATGAAAATTCTTTTAAAGCAAAACAAAAAAAATATGAAAGAGAAGAAGAGTTAATTGTAACTAACTTAAACTCTATACAACAAATACAAAAGAAGGGTAAAAGAAAACAAATTATTGCAGATATAAAAGCTAACAGAAATAATTATGATGTTTTGAAAAACCTGGATGAGAAAGAGTTTACTAGATTGATAACTAAGAAAAAAGCTAATTCTAAAGAGTTAGATAATTTATTAGACCTGATGCTTGCCGAGGAGGTTAGTAAGCAAGAAACAAACGAGCAGTTATTAGTTGAAATTGTAAAAGAATTTGAAAACAAAAAGAAAAAGATAAAAATTGCTGAAAGAGCTGAGATGGGTCAATTTGAAAGAGAAAGAGTAAGACAAGGCGTAGATTTATTAGAAACAGACCTTTCAAATTTAAAAAGCAATCAAAAAAAGAGAATGGATTTAATGCAAGGAGACCATGATGAACAAGAGAGGGCAGACCAAGAGTTGTTAGATTTGGGAGAAATGAGGGAAATAGAGTTTAACAACAGGAAGAGAGCTAGAGCTGCAGAAATGAAATCTCAAGAACAAACCGATAGAGATGAACAATTACAGAAGTTTTCAGAGATGTATTCAGGAATGGCTGATGTTGTTATGGCTGTAAGTGCTAATATAGCTCAAGGAAACATGGCAAGGATAGAAGAGGAGCATACTAAAAGAACAGAAGATTTAAACAATCAGTTTGAAAATGAATTAGCAATAGCAGAGGAAGCTGGTGGAGATACGGAGGCTATGAAAAGGGCTCATGATAACAAGATGGAAGCCCTGGAGCTGCAGAAAGAAGAAAAGATAAGGATAATAAAAAGGAGACAGTTTAACCTAGAAAAAGCTAACAACATTGCTATGGCTCTTATTAATGGAGCTCAAGCTATTGCTAAAGTAACATCACAGACTGGTGTTGGAGCTATTATTGCTGCTCCTATTACATCTGCTTTAATTGCAGCTCAAATAGCAGCTATAATGGCTCAAAGATTTACAGGAGCTAAGGGAGGTATTATACCTGGAGGAGATGATAAATTTGCTCAGGGAGGTATGGTTGTTGGGCCTAGTCATGCTAATGGAGGTGTTAAGTTTGCTGTAGGAGGTAGAGTATCTGAATTAGAAGGAGGAGAAGCTGTAATTAACAAACGCTCAACAGCTATGTTCCATGGTCAATTAAGTGCTATGAATCAAGCTGGAGGAGGTAAAAAGTTTGCTGTAGGTGGTATTACCCCAGGAACAAGAGCAGCTCTTGATGGAGCTAAGGGTAATTTTAGTGCTGGAGATATAGCTGAATTAATAAGCTCATCTATAAACTCACAGCAAGTTTATGTTAGTGAATCTGAAATAAGTTCTACACAATCAAATGTTGGAATTACAGAAAGTTTATCAAATTTATTTTAAAAAATTTAACTATGTTTGCAGAGATAAGAAAATTAATACTACAGATATTTGTAGGTAAGGGTGTAAAATTAACATCAAAGAAGGTTTATAAGGACAGATTATCAATTTGTAGGTCTAACACTTGTAAGTCGTATAAAAACCCCTTAAAAGTGGGTTTATTTGAGAACTGCGGAGAATGTGGTTGTTTTTTAAGAATTAAAAACAGGATAGATGAGTTTTATATAGAATGTCCTAAAAAATTATGGTAATATGTTTCATAAAATAAAATGGCATTACATATCTGAAAAAGCAAGAAATGTAGTGTTTGAAGATTTAAAACTATTTAACCAAAGGGGAGTTCAGGGAGTTAAAGATAATAATGTTTTAGAAAGGCTTTTTGATGCGTACAATAATTATGTTTTTAATAAATACAAACAACGGCATTTAGGTTGTGGTTCTTGCGTTAGTCAAGTGAAAAATTTTTTTGAGAATGAATATTTAAAATTTGAAAAAAATAAAAATGCCAAACAGTAAAAGAGTTATATCTGAGTTTCAAGATTTAATGAAAAAAGAATGTGAAAGAAGGTGGGGAGAAGAGTTTACTTCAAAAGACTTTACTTATCATTTGGTTGAGAATGGTATAATATCCCCAAAAACATTAAGGAATTATATGATGTTCGTAGATTTTGATATATTTTTAATTGATAATAGTGGTCATATAGGTAATACTTTTATTGACTTATCTATTAAACATAATCTTTCTGAGAAACAATGTAGGAATATTATATACAAACAAAGATATAAGTTTTTAAAAGAGACTAATATTATCTAGTTCGTAAAACTCAACAAAACCTTCACTGCCCCAAAATTTTTGTGCATATACAGTATGAACATGAGAATCTTCTTTAAGAAAAGCGTCCATTAATCCTTTTAACAAATTATCTACATCTGGTCTTTGTTTATGTGGTGTATATAACATTTTTGCTTTCTTTTTAACACTCCAAGATTTAGGCATAGGTATAAAAAACTTAACATATATTTCTTCTTTTAATTCAAAGTTATTTTGTTTACCCCAATGTTTAATATCATCTTTATAGCTCCAGTACCTTAAAACTACAGGCCTTTTTTTCCAAGTATCCGCTTTAGTCATTCTTGGTTTAGATACAGCAGTTTTAGGATACCTAATCAAGAGCTTTCTTTTTAAAATTTTCATGTTCATCAGATATAGGTTGTGTTAATATCTCTAACCTATCTGTATCATCATAAACCAATCCAATAAATCTTAATTTACCGCTTTTCTCAATTTTTTTTATTTCCTCTTGCAGGCCCTTAACTCTAAAAAACCTTCCTCCGTTTGCATTACCAGCAATATTAAGGTCTATTAAAACTCTAAATTTTGATTTAGGGTCTATTATCTCGGCTTTTTCTTTCATTGTTTTCTTTTTTTAATTTTAATTTTCTCTCATATTTATCAAAACATCTTGCGTGAACCGCTTTTTTATCGCTTGTTCCTCTCCAATTACAAGAACATCCTGTTAGTTTTTTATCACACTCAGCACACTTTATCTCAGTCATCACCCCTCTCTATTTTATCTAATTCAAATTGTAAATGAGCTATAGCTTTTGTTAAACACTCTACAGGAGTATCATGTTTACGATATGCTCGTAAGATGTATGTAGTGGCGGTAGCGAGGTGATATGTTAAATCAAAGTTATCACATACTTTTCTAGCTTCATAACCTTCTTTTCCCTTATAGTATTCAGGAATCCTACTATCGTTTTCTATACCTCCTGACCTTGTTTTACCATCATATTGGTCATTTGTTGTGCTCATATTTCTATCAACTTCGTAATAATGTTTACTATGAGATTTCTTTGGTTTCATATTCTTCTAATTTATCTATTAATTGTTGGGGAGTATATATTTTTAGTTTATCAGTATAGCTTTTATATATTTGTGTAAACTCTTTCTTTTCCTCATTATAAGTCCAAAATGTTTTTACTCTATTATCTATCTGTTTGTTTAATATCTTTTTTATGTTATTATATTTCATTTTTTTATTTTAAATGGCCTGAGAAATTGCTTTTAATAGCGATTATAATTTTCATCTACATAAAGTAAAGTAAATACTCCCCAACCAATCCACGATAATATTAAGCTTATTCCCATATTTAATAATTCATAATTAATAATTCAGTTCCTTTGTTCTGTTTCTTACCTTTTGTTGCTCCAGCTGCTTTCGTAAACTCTCTTTCAATCCAAGTGTATTTATCTTTCGGCAACCATTCAGAAAGTAAGGGGAAGTCGTAATATGACAAAGCAAATCTACCTATTAATTGTCTTAACATATCACACAACATTTCGTGGTCGTTTCTATCAAAATCATGATTAGAGTAATAGTTTTCTGTTTTCCAGTATGGAGGGTCTATATAGAAGAATGTTTTAGGAGAATCATACTTTATAAGACACTCTAAGTAATTAACATCTTCTGCTGTAGTTATTTTAGTAAGTCTCTTTAAAACATCTCCTTTTCTCAATCTATTTATTAAGGCATCATATTTACTACCATACATACCTTTTAAGTCAATGAATTTACTTTCTAGTATCTTACTACCACTAAACACTTGAGTAGCACAATAAGCGTATTGAACAGCTAAATCAAAATCTCCTAATTCAAAATTACACCCTTGTGTAGCTATTGTATTTAAGTTGTTCTGGAACTTTTCAAATAAGTCTTTTTGTTGTGATGGATGTTTAGATAATTCAATATCTAATTTTAAGGGGTCTTTCATACATTCAAATAAATTTGCCATAAACCTATTTTTATCATTGTAAATAACTTCTTTTAGGTTTGGTTTATCGTGTATATCTCCCTTAACATATACCCAAAAAGCTCCTCCGAACACCTCTACATAAGTTTCTATGTCGTTAGGTATATGTGAGCCAATCCATTTAGCCATTCGGCTCTTACCTCCTATATAGCTAATCATCTATTCTATCTTTAGTCTCAACATTAAAAGATTCGTTATATATTCTAGTCTCTCTATCTTCATCCTCTTTTTTAATGTTATTATCTATTCCTTTTTCTAGCTGGGTTACCACATACATTCCTAATATGAACCCAACTATAAATGTTATTAACGATAATGTTATTTCCATTTTTTATTCTATTATTTTGTATTCTGAAAAATTAACTTTTTCTCCAAACCTATTAAGACTTATTTTTGTTTTTGAATTTATATTATAACCCTCTTCCTTTAAATTAAAAATAACCGCAGCTAATCTCATTATACCATAATCATTAAAAGCATCTAATGGAGTTATAGATTTGTATTGATGTAAGTGTCTTATTACCTTTTGTTTTTGATTTAATTTCATTTTTGTTTTTTTAGTTAATTTAATACAATATAACAAATAATTTTTTTAATAAACAAGTTTATAACATACTTTTTTGTATTTCCTCCATGTAACTTTTATCATCAAGATGTTCTCCAAGCTCAGAATATCTACCATTTTGTAAATTATATTTGAATTGGCATTCACCTAATTCTCCAATGTGCCTAAACTTTATTTTTTGAACATAAACACTTGTGCTTTTACTCTTAAAATCTCTATAAACAGTCATTCCATTATCTACTTGATTATAAAAATTAGCAGAACCAGCAACATCATATAGTGTAGGAACTTCATATAATCCATCATCTCTTTTATTCATTTTCCTAGGGTGAGCTACTAAAAATATATGTATATCATATTTTTGTTTAAATATAGTTAGTTTGGTTAAAAATTCATTTATATAATTTGTTTCGCTACCACTACCAATATTTGACTGTATCTTATTATAAGGGTCAATAATCAAGGCATTTATACCATGTCTTTTTATTAAAGCTTTTGCTGATTCTAATATAGCGTCAATAGTAAAAACATCTCCATCTGGTCTTATCCAATGATAATGATTAGATATAAAATTCTTAGCATATTGTAATTCTGTTTTAGTCATTCTTTGGTATTGCGTAATCTTTCTAAAAGATTTACCAGTAAATTTTTCAGCTAATACAGAAAAGTGTAATTCTAAAGGAAAGTGCTCAGGACTAAAAACTCCAAACTTCCATCCATGTTGAGCTGATAATCTCATACAAACATGCTCAAGAAAATTTGATTTACCATGAGTAGGAACTCCAGTAATAACAGTTAATTGAGAACTTGCAAAACTAAAAAGATTATCAAAAGCAGGATGACCTATAGTAACTCCTCTTTGTAATCCTGTTTCATATAATTTATCTATATCAACATCAAAAGAATCAACTCCTAAAACTCCTTCAAGCGGATATATTTTAGATGTGTCTATACAGTTATTAATACCCTTAGCTTTATATTTAACTAGAACATCATTAATATCTTTACAATCATCTGGATAAGAAACTCTATAACAAATATCTCTACCTATTCTTCTTGAAATCTCTTCTTCTAATTTTTTTCCAGGCTTATCATTATCTACAGCTATGTAAACTTTCTCTAAATTATCAGGAAAGTCTTTTAGGTATTCCATTTTAAGATTACTTGCTCCATTAGGAACTGAAACACAATTTTTATATCCAGCTTCATAAAAGGCTAGTTTATCCATTTCTCCCTCTACAATTATAGCCCACTTACTTCCCACTAAATCATCTAATCCATACATGATTTTCTCAGCGTCTTTTACTAACTTAAAGTTTTTAGCTCCATCCCTATATTTTATATTTACTAATTGACTATCTCTAAAGTAATTAAATTGTATTGTGTTTGTTTCTTTTGAAACTTGTGGCATATATTCTTTTCCTTCTGATATTCTATTAACTAATAAAGTTTTTTCAGATATGCCTCTATTAGAAAACCAATCTAATAATTGTTTAGAATATTTACTTTTATTATTTTTTAATTTCGGTCTTATATAAACTTTTTCCATATAATCGTTTTCTTTTTTAAGATAACCCTTCCATCCACAATTATGACAATTCCAAATTCCCTCATCAATATTAACAGACAAACAAGCTTCTGTTTTCTTTCTTCTTTCATGAGAACATTTTGGGCATGTTGTTTTAACTTGTCCTGAGCTCTTTTTAATTTTTATGCCATAATCGTAAAAATTCATTAAAATACCATGTTGTCAAATCCTTCTCCAGTAAAACCTCTATTAGATTTATTTTCATATTCATCATCCCAACATCCTTGATTTAACCAAGTTAAAGGGTTTTTTCTATATATTGTATCAGTAGAGTGTAAAATATATTTCTTTGCAGATTCTACGCATTTAATACAAGTCTCCTCATCTAATTTCATGAATTTTGTCTTACAAGCTTTCAATCCTATCTTCTTTCCGTATATATCCCAAAATTGATTAAAAAGCTTTTCTTTATTATTATTATTAATAATTTTATTATTATATGTAGCGTTTTTGCTTATAGGGTCTAAGCGTTTTTGCTTAGGGGGGTTAATGTTTTTGCTTATACCCTTATTAACAATTTTTATTATTCTATTTTCAATAACATTATTTTCGTTCTTAATTATCTGCACTTTAATAAACCCAAACTTAGATAAATTACTTATACATTTACTTATAGTTTTTCCATGTCTATCAAAAAGACTTCCAAAATAATTATTAGTTGCCCAACAATAACCCTTATGATTACATAAACAAGTTATCTCTGCGTATAACAATCTTTCCATAGGAGATAGTTCTTTACAGTATCTAACCTCAGCTGGTAATATTGCATAGTAATTAGGTTTTTCCATATTAGTTGTTAAAAAAAAAGGAGGGAGTTAGAAATTTAAAGAAAAAAATATATAACGCTTATTATTTATTTTTAGTTAAACCCCCTCCTAGTTTATTTATTAAAATGGTAAATCATCTTTCTTTTCAAGTGGTTTAGTTGCTCCCCCACCTGTTTTAGTTGGTTTCCATGTATCAAGATAAGCATAATGAGTTATACCAGTATCAGAAGCTTCCTTTCTTTTTGCAACGATTAGGTTTACCCATCCGTTTTCAGTAAGGTCTTTTAATTGATTAATAAAGTCATCAGTTTTAATATTTAACTTTAGTTGTGTTCCTCCATTATCAAAGACTTTCTCCTTAATAATCATTCCATTTACATACTTTTTTTCTTCCATTTGTTTTTGTTTTTAATTAATATTTGAGTAGTTTGTATTTTAAATCTTTTAAAGTCTTTTCCATGCTATCTATTTGCGTTTTAACTATTTGTAACTGCATGTTAGTCATAACATTTTGTGTTTTCATTATATTTGTGCATTTATCAAACATTCTTTTATAATTAGGCCAACATTTATAATTACCCTCCCAAGACTTTCCGTAATATACAACTGAAGAATGGTTTCTATTAATAATCTGCCCAATTCTTTTAAATCTAATATTATATTCTTGTCTTAATAATACCCCTAAAATATTTCTAGCTATAGCTATTTCTTCTTTTCTATTATTTGAACGCAATGTTTCATAACTATATCCACTAGCTTTTTCTACTACCCTCAAGATAGTTTCCTCATCGCTATTTAAAGTAATTTCTTTCATCTGTTAATTTGTTTGAATTAGTATATATATCTTTTAATTGTTTTAAATTGATTTTATTTTCTAAATAAAATAAGTATTTAATAAATCTTTCTTTATTGTTAATAATATCTAAATACATTTCATCTTCATTGTCTAAACATTCAGTTATTTTTAAATTACATTTTTTAAAACAAAATTCTAAATTTTTTGTAATTAAAGTGGTTCTTCCTAACCTTTCACCTAAAAATCCTAAAGCATCCCATTTGTTATCTCTATAATACATGACTGGATATTCTGCCCAAAAAACTTCTGGGATAGCTGATAAAAATAAAATATAATTTTTAATTGGTATGTAATCTAAATTTTTTATTAAATCATTTTTAAAGAAAACATTTGTCATAACTTTTAAAGTTGATGTTACCTCTCTAAAATTATAATATTTATTTAAAGATACCTTTTCTAAACATTTTATTATATTGTTTTCTTGGGTCTTTTGGATTATTATTTTCTCTGAGGTCTCGTATAATCTTCTCCGCTTCTTCATAGGTTAATTTTTCAATATCTAAATTTACATAATTTATATTAGCAGATGAGGTTATTAAAAGAGACTCTATTGAACTTATTTGAATAAGAGTGCATGGTTCATCTTCTAATATCTCATCAATCCAATCTTTACTTTTTGAAGTCATCACTTTCATCTTCTCCAAAGAAACCTAATTCATAGAACCCAGCTAGTTTTAACACAATTCTACTCATAGCTCTTTTTTCAGCCATAGCTACAGGATAAGCGTTTCTATTGTTTTTAGGACTAGCCTCTCCGAATGTTTCCATTTTATTATCTCCCATTGTTCCGAACGCTTTTATTAAACAATGAGAATGGTCATCAGATAAATTTACTATAGAATATTGAATCTCTATTTTACTAGCCGCTTGTATCTTATCAATACCAGCTCTTGTAATAATTGTGTAATGTTGATGTTTAAAAACATCCTCTTGTACTAAATTATTTGCTGTAAATAATCTCCTAAGAGTTTCTTTTCTTGTTTCTTGTTCCATTTTTTTTATTTGTTTTAGTTAATAATTCTTTTAAGTCTTTTGTTTCAGTTCTCATATCTTGAGCTAAATAATGTAACTCTTTGTAATATGTTTCGTAAAACTCTTGCTCTTGTTGGTGTTGAGCAAACACTTCCTTCATTTTTCCCATTTTTTAGTTTTTAGTTAATAATTTATTGTATTTATCTATCACTTCTTTAAATCTTTCAAATCCTTTATAAACTCCAGTAATTCTAATATAAAATATTTTAAAATATCTTTTATATATGGCAGACTTTTCTCCATCACTTAATATAGTGTATCTTTCTATAGGTAGATTATTTGAAGCCCATTGTATTGTAATTATTTTCATATTAAAATACTACAGTTAAGGTTTTTGTTTGAAAATCCACTTGTAAATCATCAGGATTAATTTCATCTCCCCACTCTAAATTTACTTCTGTGCTTAATACCCACTCATCATCATCAGAATTTATTTCTATTTTCTGCATTTCATCTTTTATTTCTCCCCAATGATTAACATAAACATATCCAGATACCTTAGTAGCATAAACTGATATATCTTTAACTCCCCAACTTCTCATTTCTGTGTCAAATTTCCATTCTATTTCAAATGTTCCCTCTGTATCAATGTTGTGTTTTGATTTAATAAAAATTGAAACTCTGTTGCCTGAAACTTTTGATGTAAAATCCATATTTAGTTTTGTTTTAGTTTTTAATATACTACAATATAAAGAATAATAATTGTAACTGCCAAATGATATTGAAAGAAAATTCTTTTTATTTCCATTATTAACTATTTTTATTCCAATAATTTCCAAACTATTAATTTTTTAATGCATTATATTGTATTATGAATTGGTATAATATTAAAAATGTTGCCGAAAGTAATACTACTGAGGTAATGATATATGATGAAATTGGTTTGTATGGGGTAAACGCCAAGTCTTTTGTAGAAGAGATAAAAGAAATTCCTAAATCTAAGTCCGTTCTTTTAAGGATAAATTCGCCAGGTGGTTCTGTTATAGATGGTTTGGCTATCTATGATGCTGTAAACAGATTACCACAAAAGGTAACTTCTCGTATAGAGGGAATCGCTGCGTCTATGGCTAGTGTTATTGCACTTGCTGCTGATGAAGTGGTTATGAGTGAAAACTCACTCTATATGATACATAATGTATGGGGAGGAGAAGTTGGAGATTCGGATGATTTACGCAAAGCTGCTGACCTCATGGATAAAATGAGTGATAGGCTTGTTAATATATATGTATCAAAGACAGGAAAATCAGAAGAACAAGTCCGTTCATGGATGGATGAGGAAACTTGGTTTGATAGTTTTGAAGCATTTGAGTCTGGTTTTGTAAATAGTATAGAAGAACCAATTAGAATGGCTGCTAAATTTGATATAGACAAGTACGATTATAAGAATAAGTTTCTTGTAAATAAATTATTTAATAACAATAAAAAAGAAAATCAAATGGAAAAAGAATTTGAAAATTTAAAATCTTATATTTCTGAACTTTTTAATAAAAAGGCAGATGTAAAAGAGGTTAAAATTCTTGACAACGAAGAAGTGGTTGAAAAAATGAAGTCTTTAGAAGGTTCTATTGAAGAGTCTAATAAAGCTGTATTAGAATTAACTGGTTCTATTGTTGAAAAGGATGGATACATCGCAACTTTAACTGAAGAGCTTGAAAGCTACAAAACTAAGGAAGCGAAAATGGAGGGAACTCCAAGTGATGTTGTTCCAGCAAAAGACCCTAACCCTACTCCAGAAAATAAAGAGGAGTCTGTATGGGATGTTTATGCTAACTCTATCGCTGATGATAAAAAAGTTTACTTTAAAAATTAATAAATTAAAAATAATAAAAAATGGCAAATGTAATTAACTCAAGTTTAACATGGGCACAAGAAGATGCTGTAAAGTATTTTCTTCAACCTTTGTTTTTCGAGAATGACTCCCTAAAAGGGATTGATGTTATTTCAGATGTATCTGGTGGTTCTATTAAATTAGACAGATATACTTCTATTAAAGACATCACAAAAACAATGGGTACAGGCTCCTTTACTGCTGATGGTACTCAATCTGCAAACACTAATGTTACTTTAACTTTAGATAGATTAGAAGTTGAGCATGCTCAACAAGCTCATCAATTATTCTCTCATATTAAATCTCAATTACTTAAAAAAGGTGTAAACAGAGCTGATATGACAGGAACTATATTTCAAGAAATTGTTTCTGAAATAGTTATGCAAGGTATCGCTAGAGATTTCTCTACATTATTATGGTGGGGAGATAAAAATAATGGTTCTGGAACAACAGCTCTTACTAATGGTGTTTGGAAAACATTAGATTTAGCTGTAGTTGCAACTACTATAACTTTAGCTACTCATAGAGTTGTAGGAGTAAACGCTCTTACTAACCTAGAAGCTATGTTAGCTCTTAGAAATAATGAGTTAGCTGCTGCTGACAACCAAGTTATCTACTGCTCAAGAGCTTTCGCTGATGACTACGCTTCAAGATTAAGAGCTGCTGGTACTCATGTTGCTGCTTACGCAGACTTACAAGATGGTATCTCTAACCTAAGATTTAATGGTGTTCCTTTAATGGTTACTCCTTCTTGGGATGTTGATATAACTAATCATCACGGTGCATTAGCTGCTATGGCGGGTGCTTCTGCTCCTGACGCTGCTGCTGATACTCAAGCTGCTATCTGGACTGCTTCAGGAAACATTACTGTTGGTACAGATTATGAAGCTCAGGATGTTGATATGTGGTACAATAAAGATGAGAAAGAAAACAGATTCAGAATGATATACTCTATGGGGGTTGCTATTAAAGAGCCAACTATGTGTATAATGAGTGTTGAAACTGCGTAACAATTAATATATCTTAATGGGGGGGTAACCCCCCTAAAGATTTTTTATAACAATTTAAAAATAATAAAATAATGGGTTTATCAAAAGGACACGCAATTATATGCTGTGATAGAAACCGAAGAGGTGGATTGAAGAGAATATGGTTGATGGAAAAACAATACCTTACTACTGCTGTGTTATACAATGTTGCAGGAGAGGGGCCTGGTAATGATACTATCGGGGGAGAAATTAAAGCGTTTGATTCTACTGGAGCGGCAGCTAGTACGCCACTAACAACAGATAACGCTGCTTGGTTTGAGTTTGAATTTGACAGAGGAACTGCTGGATTTAATGCAAACGCAACTAGAGAGAATGGTTCAACACTTGTAAATGTTGAATTAGAGTTTTATGTACCAAAAATCACTGAAGAAATTAATGGAATACTTAGACAATTAACTGAGTCTTGTGGTGTTTTCGCTATATGCGAAACATACGCTGATGATTGTGATGACGCTGCTCCAGAAACTTACTTCTTCCTTTTAGGATACGATAAGGTATTTGAGGACAAAGCTTATATGGAGTTCTCTTCTGGTGAGCAAACTACAGGAATGGGATTACAAGATGCAAATGGATGTACTGTTAAATTAGCAGGAGTTCAAGCTGAGTATCCAAGAGAAATCATGATATTGCTTAACGCTACTACATCTGCAACAGGTTCAAATACTGACTGGGTTGATATGTTCCAGCCAGTAATTGGTACAACATTGGGGTGGCAAACTGTATAGTTTCTAATTAATTATAATAAAAGGGGGTTAATCCCCCTTTTTATTATATATTTGTAAAAAAATAATAAATGAAAAAATTTAATAAGGATTACTTTTTATCTAATGATAATGATGTAGTTGTTTATGGTAGACATACTATAGAGGTAGGTTTTGATTCAAATTTAAGCACAAAGGTTATAAATATATTATATAATATGGGTAAACCTTATATTATAGATGAAAATAAAGAAGCACCAAAAACAAAAAAAGTAATATTAGATGAGCCGAAAGAGTCAAAACAAAAAACAAATAAATACTCAAAGAAAACAAAGTCCTAAGATATTAGGATACAGCTTTTCTAAAGATGTATCAAGAGAAGTACCAAAAGAACCATCCATCAACACTACGCTAAGAGATGAGTGGATTCCTTTTGGCATTAATAATTTATTTCCTCAAGAATTAGCTGAGCTATCAAGGTCTGCTTCTACTCATAGAGCTATACTTAGCACTAAAGTTACATTTTCAATAGGAGAAGGATTAAGAACAAATCAAGAGGATTTGTCTAAATACCTAGAAGATGTTAATGCTTTTGGGGAGTCTATGGATGATGTTGCTAGAAAGGTTATGAGTGATTACTGGAAGTTTGGTAACGCTTATATAGAGGTTGTTACTGGAGATGGTTATTGTAATTTTTATCATCAAGACGCTAGTACAGCTAGAGTTGAAAAAAAGGGTAAGGATATATTATTACATCCTGATTGGGAACACGCTAGAAGATACCCAGATGAGATGAGGAAACTTCCTATATATCCTAATTTTAAGAAGCAAGATAGATTATATAGGACTATCATACATCTAACTGATTACGAAAGCACATACTATTATTATGGTATGCCAGATTACTGTGCAGCTTTAGACCACATTAAAATAGCAAATCAGATAGGAGTTTATAATCTTACTAGGTTTAAAAATGGATTTATGCCTTCAGCTATCATTGAGCTTTCTGCTGATATGGCTGAATCTGAAGCACAAGACTTTATAGATGACGCTGTTTCTAAACTAACTGGAGCTGGAGATAATTCTAAAATATTATTTATCGCTAAGAATGGTGATGGAGACGCTACAAATGTTCAGGTAATTAACGATACAAGTGATGGTTCTTTTATGGAACTACAAACAATAACAAACGACAATATAATTTCAGCTCATAGATGGAATCCAGCTCTTTCTGGTATTCAGGTTGCAGGTCAATTAGGAAATAACCAACAAATACTTACTGCTTATGATATAGCAATGAGTACAGTAATTAAAGAACCTCAACAAATGTTCTTGAAGATTATAAAAAAGATATTAAAAATTGAGAAGGGATACGAAACTTCTGATTTGCATTTTTACACAAAACCTCCTGTTTCTTTATTAGGAGCGATAAATCCAACAGAGTATATATCTATACAGGAGGGGAGAAAAATATTTAACTTACCAGAATTAAGCGATGAAGAGATGAAAAAATTAGTTGAAGAAAAAACAATAAATAAAAAAGAAAATGGCACTGATAACTCCAGCGGAAACGATAACTAGGGCGTTTACAAACGCCAACATGGATACTCACTTAATAAAAGACACTTTTATTGAGATAGCTGAGTTAAATCATATTAAACCTTTTTTAGGAGAAGATTTATATAACGCTGTTGCTGGTGGTCAATATGTAACATTAGTAAATGATTATATAAAAGATTATCTAGCTTTTTGTGTAAAATTTGAGGTTTTACCAGATATAACATATAATACAACTTCTCAGGGTGTTGTAGAAAACCTTGCTGACTTTACAAATCCAGTGAGTGAAAAGAAATTAAATTATCTAAGACAAGAAACATATAAAAAAGCAGAAACATTTAAGAAAAAAATGCATTTATATTTAGATGATAACTCAACACTATATCCTGATTGGTCTGGATGTGGATGTTGTAGTAAGTGTAGTACAGGAGGTAGCACTGTTAGTAAAAGACATGGAATTATAACTTATTAAACATGAAACATCACAATAATTTAGAAGATTCACAAATTCACAAACCTAAAGGGTTTAGTGGAGCAAACAATAGAAGTTTGCCTATTAAAAATGCTTCTGGTAATTTAGAGTGGGAGAAATGTAATTACACAACATCTCTACTTATTACTTGTGTAGCTGATGTGGGGGGTAATTTACATCATTCATATTTTTCATTGTGTAGTAGTTATGACGCTGCAAAATACGCTGTATATTTACAAATAACAGACACAGTTGTAATGGCAACCCCTACTGGTTATGATGGAGTTATAGCTGCAAATGTTTCTGCTACTGGAGTTAATTCAACAGCTACTAATATAGGAGACGCTATACAAACTGTTTTAAACGCTCATTCTGATTTTACAGCAAGTGATAATAATGCTGGTGCGGTAACAGTTACAGGATTAACTACAGCGACAAACGCTTATGACAATGATACTGGATTCGTTTTTGCTTCTACTCAAACAAAAGTTACAAGTGAAGTTTTAACAACTGATTCATCAGGTAATATAGTTTGGAATAGCCAAACTAACTTATTAAGTGATACGATTGAGTTTCAGGGTTATGGAGCTTTAAATACTAACTACTCTATATTAAGAGGTTTTGAGAATAACCAAGATGGTAGGTTTGGTATAGATTTTGGTTCGGCTGATAATACTGATGATATTAGTCCTCAAAATGCTTTAAGGAGTGGTAGGTTTATAGCAGCTAGAGATTACACTCTTAATCGTTGGACTGGAGTGCTTTCAAATACAAATTCAGATATTTGTACGATAGAACTATGGAGGGTAACTCCAGTAGATGATTCTAATGTAGCTTTATCTATGACTGTATTAAAATCCCTTGCGGTAACTGGTAAAGGTAATGATAAAATGAGAACATTTGACTTAGATTTAACAGGAGAAGCTAATAGAACAATAACTAAGGGAGATATAGTTATTTTTGCAGCTAAGAATGATGATGGGTCATCAACTTTTTTCTTAAACTCAAGTCTTAGATTAGAGTATAAAATATAATAAATAATTAATAACAACAATAAACATAAATAAAAATGGCAACAACAGTAACGGACGCAAATTTAACAGTAACTATCACAGATAGTGTTACTCTTAATGGGCAATCTTATGGTAATACAAATACCCTGACTGTAGCTAGTATTGATGAGGTTTATAACAGAGTTGTAGAAGTTCCTATTTCTGCTTTTACTGCTATACTTCAACTTGGCTCAACAGGACAAGGAGCTTTAACAGCTGCTAATGTAAAGTATATCAGAGTAACTAATTTAGATGACACTAACTATGTTAATTTAAAAGTATTTGGAACAGATACTATGGTAATTAAACTTGAAGCAGGTAAATCTTTTATATTAGGAGGTGTAAATTTTGATGCTATTGCAAGTGCGGATATAGCTCAGGGAGCAGTTTCTCATAACTCTGCTTTTGTAATATCAGCAGAAGCTGCAGTAGCTCCTTGTGATATAGAAGTATTTGTAGCATCAGTATAATGCCCGCTAAAATGGTAAATGAAATAGGAAGTGTTTTGGGATTAAACACTGTAACTTTAGCTATATCTTTTACAGGTATAGAGATGGTTCTTAAAATAATACTTTTATTAGTTTCAATAGTATATACTGTTTCACAGATAATTAAGAGTAGGAAAAAATGATTTCATTAACCCATAAATACTACAGGGAGTCAATTCATAAGGCTATGTTAGAAAAGGGTTATAAGTATTTTACTTCTAATAATTATGATGTAAACATTATAGGCATAAGAAATTCTAATACTAATGGTAGTGTTACGAATAAGTTTGATGACACAATAACTATATCGTTTAAGGATGAAAAAGGTGTTTGGAATTATAATGAATATAATTGTACTACAGACCCTGGAGATGATTGGATGGAAAACCCTTGGATAGACAAGATAGGTTGTGCGGTATTAAAACCAGGACAATATAGGGGTTCTCATAAACTTAGACTACATGGAGGTAAGTATTTAGCTTTAGGGCAAAAAGAACCAGTAACAGTGTATAGGGATAATAATAGAAATGATAAGTATGAGTTTGATGAATCAACTTGTGATACAGGAGTTTTTGGTATAAATATACATAGAGCTACAGCTTTAGAAGGGAAAACATCTACCTATGTAAATAAATGGAGCGCTGGTTGCCAGGTTATAGCTTCAAATGATGATTGGTATGATTTCCTTGGTATATGTGAAAAAGCAAAAGAAGTTTGGGGTAATTCATTTTCTTATACACTTTTAGAAAGTAAAGACTTAATGTGATGGCAAAAGAATTAAATGAGGATACAACATTTAAAATGAGTATCAAAACTATAGGTATGATAGCTGCAGGTATATTTGTAGTTGTAGGTGGTTGGTATTCTCTTATGCAAGAAATACAAGAAGCTAAAGAAACTCCAGTTCAGATAGATGTTAATATTCTTAAAGATGAAATTCTTAAAGAAATACCAAAATCTGAAATAACTAGAATGGAGTTTGATATGAAAGACCAAATGATTAGACAAACTATAATAAATACTCAGTCAGATATAGAAGAGATGAAAAAAACTCTTGAAAAGATAGAAGATAAGCTATATAACAGATGAGTTTAGAAGGTAAAATATTTATAACTTATATTATGTTTATTTTATTATTATTATCATCTACTGGAGCTTTTAGTCAAGTGGTAGTAACTCATTTTAATGCTGCTTGGAACGAGCCTAATAAATCAGAGTGGGTTGGAGAATTAACAGATTGTGAGATTACTTATGTTGATATATCTGGCAGTCCAAAAATACAAAAGAAACATAATGTTACAGTTTTGCCTACAATTATTATTTTTAAAGATGGAGAAGAGATTAATAGATGGGAAGCAGATTTAAGTTTTAAAATATCAGCTACAAGAGAGGAGTTACAAGATTATGTTAATGAATTAAAAAAAGATAAATATTAAATATGAAAGCAAAAATATGTAAATTTATAAGAATTATAACTTTTAATAGAGTTTGTTTAGGTTGGTGTAGTTACAAGTGTTCTAAATAATGAAAAGAATAATATTACTAATTTTAGTTTTATTATCATTAAGCTCTAGTGCTCAACTTTTTAAATATTCCACATTTTATATCTCAGGAAGTGTAGAGTCTCCCTTGGTGGAGAAAGAGAGGTACATGATGGATAGAAATACTGGAGAATTAACTGATTTAACTATGGTTAATCCTTATAATTATGAAATTAATTTAGGGTTAAGAAAAATAGCAAGGTTTGGATATGAAAACAAAGCTAAAAGGTTTTATGATGGTTCTGAAAATAATATCAGTTCTAGTGCTAGTATTGGCGCTGTTAATGGTGGCGAGTATTTACTATCCTGTAGTTTTGTTCGTGATAGGGGTAGAGAATTTATTAACCAAGAATATTGGTACAGATATGTAGGTAATTACTTTATGGTTAAGGGGGAATATACAGACAACCAAGAAATAAAGCTAAAAACATTTGGAGGGGATGTTCGTGGTAAAATTAGTGTTGGTGGATTTGATTTTTCTACTGGTATTAAACATAGAACTCATCCAGTTTATGGTGTAAATCCCTTTATGGATAATTTTGATTTAAGTACAGACCCTTGGTGGAATGTAGCTTATGACCTAGGATATACAGATGAGTATTATTATGTAGATGGAGAGGGTAATGGAGTTGATGATTGGTATGATTACTCTAATTGGAACTGGTATGATGCAGATGGAACACAAGTAGCTATCACAGACCAGGAATTTATGAAGTATGAGTTTGGAAACTCTGTTTCTGAATATAACAAACAACAGTTAGATAGTTTAGGGTTACAACAAGAGCTGTCTCTTGTTATAGGGTTATCTTATTATTATTACAAACCAAAATTCTGGGCTCACGCTTGGGGAGATGTTATGCCTAAACACAAAGGGTTATCAGATTATTCTTATGATGAAGATAATATAGATTTTGATATAGGAGTAGTTTTAGGAGTTAAAGTAACAAAACAAATAGGAGTTTTTATAGAGGGTAGGTGGAAAAGGTATTGGGATATAGACAATTATGAATTTAAAACAGGAATAAATTTTAGACTTTAATTATGAGTATATTAGGAACAATATTTAGTGGCGGAGCTAAAGATTTAGTAGAGGGTGTAGGTGGAGTTATAGATGATTTACATACGAGTAAAGAAGAAAAGCTTGCAGCTGAACAAAAGATAAAAGAATTGATAGCTTCTTACCAAACAAGTTTAGAGAAAGAAATCTCTTCAAGATGGGATTCGGATATGAAATCAGATTCTTGGTTGAGCAAAAATGTAAGGCCTTTAGTGTTGATATTTTTAGTAATATCTACAGTTTTATTAATATTTATTGACGCTGGGGTTATTAATTTTGTGGTAGAAGCTAAATGGACTGACTTACTTCAGTTGGTGTTAATAACTGTTATAGGAGCTTATTTTGGAGGTCGTTCTTTAGAGAAAGCAAAGAAAAATTAACATCTGGTTGTTCAAAAGATTAAAAAAATATTCCATTTTGTTCATTATTTTTGTTTTATATTGTATTATTAACTAAAATTATAAATTTTGGGAAAAAGATTAAGATTGTCAGATGAAGAGGTTAATCTGATATACAAAAGTAGAGCTGGAGAGCTCTCTAACCTCAACTATAACCTATCTCACAACTCAGCATTAGATGAGCACTTACAAGAAAGAGGTATAGACAAGAAAGATGTTGTCTCTGTTAAACATTGGCAGAATATGAGTGGAGAACTTCGTTTTTCAGTTGTTACAAAGACAAATATAGTAGATGAGAAAGATGTTTTTAATAATGTTATAAATCTTATTGAAGATTATTCTCCAACCTATCCTAAAATTAAACATAAAAAAGGAGAAAACTTATTAGTTATAAATCCAGCTGATGTGCATATAGGTAAATATGCAAATCAAGATGAGACAGGGGAGGAGTACAACATGGATATAGCTGTAGAAAGGGTTTTAACGGGTGTTAGTGGTCTTATTAGTCAATCTAAAGGGTTTAGTATAGATAGAGTGTTATTTTGTATAGGTAACGATATTCTTCATGTAGATAATGTATATAACACTACCACAAAAGGCACTCCACAAGATTGTGATGGTAAATGGTGGGAGCATTACGAAGTAGCTTTACAAGTTTATGTTGGTTGCGTTGAAATGTTAAGAGAAATTGCACCAGTAGATTGTATTCATTCAATGAGTAATCATGATTATCAAAGTGGATTCCATTTAGCTCATGCTCTAAAAGCTTGGTTCAGGAATTGTGATGATGTTACTATTGACGCAGGTGTATCTCATAGAAAATATTATAAGTATGGAAGTAATCTTATAGGTCTTGAGCATGGAGATGGAGCTAAAATGGATAAGCTTCCTTTGTTAATGGCACAAGAAAAACCTCAAGATTGGGCTGATACTACTCATAGATATTGGTATTTACATCATATTCATCATAAAGTTAAGCATAAATGGCTTGACGCAAAGGATTTTATAGGGGTTACAGTAGAATATATGAGGTCTCCTAGTTCTAGTGATAGTTGGCATAAAAGAAAGGGGTTTTCTGGAGTTCCTAGAGCTGTAGAGGGATTTATTCACAACAAAGAAAGTGGTCAAGTAGCAAGATTAACACATTATTTTTAAATTTTATTGTAATTTGTTTGGCAGTTCCATTTTTTATATGTTATATTGTATTAGTTTTGTTTGAAAGGTCGCCAGGCCTTACAAGTTAGTTAGTTGAAAGGAGGGGTTGTTCCCTCCTTTCTTTTTTTTGGCGAAAATGGCCTGAGAAAATCGCATTTAGGCGGGGAAAATGGCCTGAGAAAATCGCATTTAGGCGCGTAAATGGCCTGAGTATTCGCTCTTTAGGCGTAGTTATCTTTTTCTTTTATTTAGAATAAATATAAATTAAATAAATATTAAAATTTATAGCGCGTTATTAAAAAACTATTCCTTATATTGTATTATACTAACTTAAAAACAAAACTATGTGGGAAACAAAATACTTTAATACACAAAAAGAAGCTCAAAAATTTATGATAAATTATCAATTTATTTATAGATTTCAAATGATATTTGTAGAAAATGGATATGGGGTAGAATATAAAAAACTTAAAAATAACTATCTATAAATTTGGCAGATTAAAAAATTATGCTTTATATGTTATTATAACTAACTTAAACTAACTAAAAACAAAACAAATGAAAACAAAACAAACTTCAAGAATTAAAGAACCTCAACACAGAAAAAGACAAAACATATTTTGGGAACACTATACTATCAAAGAAGTAGCTGATGTATTTACTGATACATTTAAAGAGCAAATAACTGATTATTTAATATCCTATGGGTTAGAGCCTTCTGATGATAATGTAGATAAGGTTATAAAAGAAATTAAAAATATATATAAAAAATAAAATTATGGAAAAAGAATGTTGTATATGTAGGGATAAGTTTACACCTACAAATGAAAATGGGGAAACAAGACAATGTTGTAAAGAATGTATAATAGAATTTAATAAATAAAAATAAATAACTATGAAAAACAAAACAGAATTTAGTTTAGAATTTGGTGGTTTTTATCATTCTATACACTCTAGTATATTAGATAGTAATTTAGAGTATATTTTAGAAGAAAATGGAAATGCTGTATCTGAAATTGAGCAATTTAATGAGGATAATGTAGATTGGAAGAAAACGCATGAAAATTATGCTAAGAATTATTTAAGAAGTTTTTGCAATTTAATAGATATGAAATTAGAATATATAAAATTATGGAGCCCTGATTATTATAATTTTCAAACTGATAAAATAGTTTGTGAAATAAATGACACTAATTATAATGATTTGAAACACTCTTATTGTAATGATAATGATTTCGTTAAGTGGCTTAATGATATTAGCAGAAGTAGAGATGGTTTTCAGTCTTTTTATAGTGGTATTGATGAAGTAAAAAAAGAGCCTAGTATTTTAATGGAATATATTTTTCAGTATATTATTTGGCATGATGGAGCCGAGCCTTATGATAGTGAAGAATTACAAAATGAAATAATTGAGAATATAAATTGTAATGGAGGTGCTGAAATATATTTTAATAAAGCAAAAGAAAAGCATTTTCAAACTAATGGATTAGATAATGATAGCTTATGAGTTATATTGATGAGAATAATCCAGCTTATTTTAATGGCAATAATGTATCGTGCAAACTTTGCAATAATGATGCTATAAATTTAGATGAATATTGTGAAAAACATCAAAGATGCTATTTTTGTGGGGATAATGATAATTGTAATTGTGAACAAGAAATGAAATTGATTTCTGATTGCTGCAGTGCTAAAATAGATAATGATATTGGTATTTGCTATGATTGCAAAGAACATTCTCAAAGTGCATGGGATGCTTATGTAGATGTATAATAAAAAAACAAAATAAATAACAAAACATTTGGCAGTCTCAAATATTAGCTGTTATATGTTATTATAACTAACTTAAACTAACTAAAAACAAAACTATGGAAATTACAAAAGAGCAATTTAATGAGTACAAAGAAGTGCAAGAAATGGGAGCATACAATATGATGAGCCCTCAAGCTAGAGAATTGACTACCTTGTCAAAACAGGAGTGGATTTTTATAATGAAGAATTATGAGCAACTCGTGCATCTTATATATTATCCTATTGATGGTAAAAAATAAAACTATGAAAAAAGAAAAGTATTGCCCTAAATGTGATAGCAAATTAGAGGTAGAAAAAGAAAAAGAAATAAATTACCCTTATGTATGTAAGGATTGTGATGAAAACTTTTATGAATTTGAAATTAAATAATAACTAAGTAAAAAAAACAAAACTATGAAAAATTTAAGAAACAAAATTGAAAAAGCTATAATTAGACAAGAATTGTCGTATCGTGGCGGAGGTATTGAAATTGATTTAACTCCTTTTGGATTTAAAGATGAAATGATGACTGCATACCAAAATTATCTAGGAGGCGGTATGCTAGGTAGAATTTGTAATGATTGCACTATAATAGAGTGGCAATGCGATGATGATTTGATGATGATTTCAGAAGAATTATCTAAATTTATGCATGAATTAACTAATCCTGATTGTGAATGGGCTGGTAGCGATTTTATAGGTAATTTAAACAGGCCAGTAGCTGCATATTAAATTTTAATAACTAACTAAAAAACAAAATGAAAACGAAAAATGAAAAAATAGTAGAGAAAGAGGAAAATAGTAGAAAAAGAGGAAAAATTATTCCACGACAAATTATTATTCCTGTATGTTATTCTCAAGATGAAGAAACAGGAGAAGTATATTATGATTTTGAAAACATGGCTTTTGAGTTTAAATCTAGCCTATCTAATTTAGATGATAGCGTAACCTGCTCGGTAGAAATAATAACTAACTAAAAAAACAAAACTATGGATATTACAAATATGATGGGAGCCTTTTTGATACTAGGAGATATGCAAAACTATGATAGTAAAGAGGATAAACTTAAATATAAGGAAAAGATTGTATTCTCTACTATGAGGGCTAAGATACCTGATTGGCAACCCCCTAGAGATTGGGATAATATAAGTATAGATGATAAATTAACTAGATTAGAAAAATTAAAAACTATATAATGGAAATAAATAAAACTAAAGAAGAATTAAAGGATTTGATACAAAAACTTAATAAGGATGATTTTAAGAAGTTTTGCGACAACTATAGTGTAGATGGTAGTAAATTTGAATTGATTGAGCAGTGGGTAGATAAAATGGATGATGAGGATGATTTGAAGGAAGTTATAACTGAAATACATTTTAATAGCGTATCTGATTTTTTTAATGATGCTATATTTGGCAAAGAAAATAAAATATAATGGAAGAATTTTATAGCGTATTTAATTTTTGGCTTTATTTTTGGATAATAATTATATTCTTTGCTATGTGGGGATTATTTGATAGCATATAAATGGCCTGAAAAATTTGTTTTATAGAGCGTAAATGGCCTGAAGATTTGCTTTTATAGTGATTAAATGGCCTCGCTTGATTTCCTTTTATGCGTTCCTCTGCTTTTGGCGGGGGTTCGCTTTTTCGTTTTGTGTTTTGTGGTCTGCTGTTTTGTGGTCTGCTGTTTTGTTTTGTGTTTTGTTATTCATATAAAAACATATAACAAAATAAAATTGATATATAAAAGAATATATATATAAATATTAAAATATTCTTATTTCCTTATTTAGAATGGTTATAAACTACATTCTTAACTTACTCATATTCAATCAGTTATAAATTAAATTAAAAATAAATTAAAAATATTTGTATTTCTATAGCGCGTATTAAAAAAATACTTCTTTTATTTGTACCATCAAAACAAACTAATAAACTAACTAACTAAAAAAACAAAACTATGAACACAAAACAAAACACAATCAAAACAGACAAAACAGAGGCAGTAATTAACATTATTTATATTGCTGTTTCATTATCTCTTTTCATCTTTACAATTTATTCAGCAATACAATAGACCTATGACTTATAAAATAACATCATATAAAAAAGCAAGCGGCGTAAAAATTTATACTATTGAGAAAAATGGCACTCCATTAATACAAGGCAGCGACTATAACACAATATTGCAAAAATATAACAAACTAACTAACTAACTAAAAACAAAACTATGACCTTAAAAAGAAAAACTATAATTGAAAATATTTACAGGCTTAATTATGATGAGATAATAAATAAAGATAGCCATATTAAATGGCGCGAAATTTTACAATTTGTTGCAGAATTAAATGATAAAGAACTTTTGCAATATTATATAAAAGAATTGCAGTATAAATTAGAAACAATATAAATAAATAAACTAACTAACTAACTAAAAACAAAAACAAAATGAACTTAATAGAAAAAGCATTTTTAAAGGCAACAGAACAAGAAGAACAAAAACGAATAAATTTAAAAAAGAAATATCCAAAATGGACATTCGTAAAAGCAAAACCAAATAAAACAAAACTAATTAAATGTAAGTATAAACTAGACCTTGCTAAATCAATATATAAATATTATAATACAGGCGAGAAAATAGCTATACAATATAATAGAAAGCTTATCTATAATGGCATTATAAATTTTGAACTACAAACGGGCGGAACTTATGCGCAACAAAATAGTTATCTACAAATAACAATTAATAAATTTGTCAATCAATTACTAACTAACTAAAAACAAAACTATGAAACTAACAGCAAAACAAAAAAGAAATATTAAAGAAATCGGCGTTTTTCCTATGATTAGCAAGAGGAGCGGCCGCGCGGTAGCTAATCAATATAAAATCTATATTAATGGCGGCGTATTGTTTCAGTCTTATAATGTAATCATAGCCGCTAAGATGGACGATGGCGGCGTCTATTTAGATGCCAACTACTGGGATTACAGCCGTACTACTGGGAAATATCGTAATCAATTCTTAAATGAATATATAGAGTATACGCGCGAACAGATTAAAAACGGAACTTATAAACTAACTAATTTAAACTAATAAATAAAACTATGAAAACAAATAAAGAATTTACAAATATTGTCTTTGTTCTAGAATATGATAGAGACAAAGACAGACAGACACCGAACAAGATAGAGCGAACAAAGGAACTAATGAGAACAGCGGCGGCTTACGCATTCTGTAGCATCTCATTTTCTTGTGGTATAAATACAGACAAGGATACAATAGCAGAGTATAACACATATATAGATGTAAACGAAACCGACACAATAGCACTACTTAACGCAGTCGGGGCAATATGGGGTTCTTATGTTTATATGCAAGACAATAGACTAAAGAAATACAATCCTACTCTACCAGATGCATACAGGGAGAATTAAGAATATAACTGATTAAATTATAAAAAGGAATAAGAGGCGCGTCTAATGTAGGCGCGTCTTTTATTATATATATTCTATTTAACATAATAAATATTATAAGACAATAAGAATAAAGAGGCTGTATATAGTACAATATAAGACAATATAAAAACAAATTAATAGTAGTATACTATAAGAATAAGATAGTTTGTTAGATGATATGTAAAGTGTATTTAATGAGGTTATAAGTATAACATACAGACAATCTATTTTACACGCATACAAAGGATATATTTCTATTTAACATAATAATTAAATAAGGTGATGTAGTACGATATAAGGACTTATAACGCTGTATGGTAGTAAGGTATCATTTAATAAAGTTATTGTCTTATATAGGATGTATGGAGGTGGTAAGGGTCTGATAATCAGAAAATAAAAAAGATTTGCGTAAAAAAGTTGTGATTTCCAGGAGGTCTAATATTCACACTAGATTTTCGTATTTTCAACTTTTATTACACTTGATGTAATATATTTCTTTTTGTTCCAAGTTATTCCAAATATATTTTGTTATATTGCATTATAAATGTAATTTGTATTATGAATAAAAGAGACACTGATAGACAAGATAAAAGAGATGCCAAGGAGGCTCAAAAAGAAGAAGATGTTGAGGTAATTAAATCTGTTGTTTCAAAGTATAATCCTAGTGATTTAAGTTTGGATAAAAGCTCAGGTAAAGCTACTACACTGGTTAGTTATAAAAGAACTACAGAGGTTGTGAAGTTGATTTTGAGAGGGATTAGGTTTACGGATATAATGGAGTATTGTGAGGCTCACTGGGGAATTAAGAGGAGAATGGCTAGTATATATTACAAGAAGGCATTAGAGAGCTTTGCTGACCAATTCGCTGCAGAAAGAGAATACGAAATGGATAAGCACGCTATAATGTTACAAGATTTATATAGTAAGGGCTATAAGTCTGGAGATTTGAATTTGTGTAGATTGTTGCTTCAGGATATAGCTAAAATGAAAGGAATTGTTGTGGATAGAGTAGATGTAACTTCGGGAGGGGAGGGTTTTGTTTTTAATTATAAACCCCCAAGTAGTGAGGATTGAATATAATATCGCCCTATAATATACTTTAACAATCTCTATCAACACTGCGTGTTAATATTTCTTGATAAAGGAGTGTTATATTTTTATAAGGATAATATATAAGATGCAAATATAATAAAAAAAAATGAGATAGTTTGGAAATAAAAAGAATAAATTAATAACTTTGTAAAATAATAATAAAATGGCAAATAACATACATAAATTTTATATACTAACAAGAGAACCTAGTCCTTTTGGTAACGCTTCATCTGTATCAACAGTAAGAAGAAGAATAAGTAGAGGAGAAACTAAATCTGGAACTTCAAAATTAAGAAAATATGACCCTGTGTCAGATTCTATTAATGAAGAAGAAGTAAAGATTGATAAAGTAAAATTAAATCCAGGAGAATTATCAGAAGAATTTTTAGATGGAGCTACTGTTCGTTGGACTGTAACTATTAATGGTAGAGAACATACAGTAGTTGATAAAATAACTATGAAAGAATTAAAACTACTAACTACAGCAGGTTTTACTGCTGGAATAAACGCTTATAACACTATATCAAGTAATGTATCTTACAGAACTAATATTGAAGATTTTGATGCCGCTGTAAATCCTATTTCAGCAACCTTTACTTACGCTGAATTTATAACTATGATTCAAAAAGGTAGGAACACTCAATTAGATTTTCTTACTGAAGTTCTTTTTAAAAGAAATATTGGTTTAGAGTGGACTGAGGATTCTCTAAGAAATGTAATAGCAGAAAAGGTATCAACTAATTTACCTCTTCATGTAACCTTATAATAATAAATAATTAAAATAATGGCAGAAAAAACAAGTAACTTAGTAAACAAAAAAATAGATGTAGATGTTTTAAAAAACAGACTAAATCAAGCAAGCGATGAATTTAAAGATGAATCTTATAAAATAAATTTAAAAAGTATTAAGAGCCTTAATTGGATTGCTTGGATTTGGGGAGTTCCTGTGTTTATATTAGCCTTTCCTTTTATAATTGGTTATCTTTTGTCTAATTATATAGAGGGAAAGTTAAAAACTATATTTAAAGTATTTAAAAAACTTACTTATGCTTTAGTAAGAGATGTTAAAAATTTTATAAAATCAAAATTTGGAAATTAATTTTAAACCAACCCCAAAACAACATAACGCTTGGGAGTATCTTCACGACAAAGAAACAAGTGAAATACTTTTTGGAGGGAGTGCGGGGGGAGGCAAAAGCTACTTTGGAGCCGCTTTTTTACTATACTCCTGTTTAAGATACCCAGGAACTCGTTGGTTAATGGGGCGTGCTGTTCTGAAAACTCTAAAAGAAACAACATTAAACTCTTTTTTTACTGTATGTTCCGATTGGGGTGTTAAAAAAGGTGAAGCTTATAAATTTAATGCCCAAAGTAATGTTATTGAGTTCCTAAATGGAAGCACCATTATACTCAAAGACCTTTACCAGTATCCCGCTGACCCCAATTTTGATTCCCTGGGTTCGCTAGAAATTTCGGGCGCATTTATAGATGAGGTGAATCAATGTACTGAAAAAGCAAAGAATGTTGTTGCTTCAAGGATAAGATATAGACTTTCTGAGTATGAACTACGCCCAAAGGTTCTTATGTCGTGTAATCCAGCAAAAAACTGGGTTTACGACTTCTATAAAAGTTGGAGAGATGATACTTTACCATCCCACAAAAAGTTTGTTCAAGCTAAATTAGCTGACAATCCACATATTTCCGAGTTTTACGAAGAGCAATTAAGGAAACTAGACCCTGTTTCAAGAGAAAGATTATTACATGGTAACTGGGAATATGATGAAGGTAAGGACAGATTGTTTGATTATGAAGCTATATTGTCTGTTTTTACCAATTCTTCAGTAAAAAATGAAGGAGAAGAGTATTATTTATCTTGTGATGTTGCTTTACTAGGTTCTGATAAGTTAGTAATCTGTGTTTGGAAAGGAATGGTAGTTGAAGAAATTGTAACAAAAGATAAAACATCTGCTGATAATGTAGAGTCATTGATTAGAAATTTAGCTGAAAAGTATAATATACCTAGGAAAAACATAGTAATTGACTCAGATGGTGTTGGTCAATACCTTTCTCATTACATGAAAGGGGTTCAACCCTTTGTAAATAACGAAAAAGCTTTAAATAAAGAGAATTACCAAAATTTAAAGACACAATGCTTCTATAAACTAGCAGAACAAGTAAATGTAGGTAATATTTTTATAAAAGAAAATGATATTGATATAAGAAACAAAATAATTGAAGAATTAGAAGTTGTTAGAAGGAAAAACATGGATATGGATGGAAAACTTGCTATTTTATCAAAAAAAGAGATGAAAATAATTTTAGGGCACTCTCCAGACTATGCAGACGCCCTGATGATGAGAATGAGGTATTTATTCAAGAATAATAATAGAATTTTAGCTTGGGGTTGATAAATTATGAAAAAAGTAACTTTTTGTTCCACAAACTTCCAAATATTTTTCGTTATATTGTAATATGAAAGAAATAGCTGATATATATTGTTTAAACAAAAGGCATACAGAAATAGTATTTAGTTTTCTTTGTGATTTACAATCTGTAATTGATAAGTCAGTTTCTCATGATAAAAGATGTGAAAAATTTGATACAGTTGTAGAGCAAATAATAGTGGTTCATAATGGAATAGGTATCTTATCTTTAGATGGAGAAATAACTAAAGATGAATGGTATTTATCATTACCTAATAATTTATATTGGGCTACATTAGGATTCTTCGCTTCCTTAGATGATGATAAAGAATCTCCCTTACTAGATATTTACAAAGAAGAAGCTTTAAATGTAATAGAAAAACATATAAAAAAATTAAAAAACTCTCTTATTGTGCAGTCTATTACTGATGGAGAAAATATAAAAAACTTAAATTAATGGATACTTTAATATTAAACAAACAAGAGGTTGATATTCCTACAGGATGGTTTGATGTAACTTTTGATAAATTTATTAAATTTAACAGTTTAATCAAACATATAACTGAAAAAACTGAAGAATTAGATGAAATAGAGCAAACTTTAAGTAATTTAAAAGAAAACACAAAGATATTGTCTTTTTGGACTGATAAAACAGAAGAAGAAATATCAATGTGGGATTTAGAGGACGCTCATAAGGTTATGGAGAAAATAAACTTTACACAAGAACAATATAATCCAATATCTATAAATTCTTTTACTATAGGTGAAGATACCTTTCATTTACCTGAAGAGTTTATGGGTAAATCTTCTTTTGGTAGATATATAGAGGCTGAACAGCTAGAAATGCATCAATCTTTAATTGAAAAAGGTAATTTAGATTATTTACCTAAACAAATAGCTATTTTAGCTAAAAAAGAAGGGGAAAAAGAGAAGTTAGATGATGATTTAATAGACAAACGAGCTGAACAATTTAGAAAACTAGATATGGCAACTGTTTGGGATGTTGGTTTTTTTTTGCAGAAGTTAGAGCAAAAGTACATGATTCATTCCCTAATCTCGCAGGTGGCAACGGAGACGCAAAAGCATCAATAGCAGCTAAAAACACTGTTAATGGTTATGGTTGGTTAAATTCTTTGTATGATGTAGCAAAAGATGGGGTTTTTAATAGAAATTGGGAGTATAATCCAGTAGAAAGTGTTTTGATAACTAATTTATATGAAGTTTTAACATATTTAAGTTGGAAAGCAGCATGTAATGAGTTTGAAAAACAATTAAGTGATTTACATTCAAAAAAATAAAAATTAAATGGCTAAAAAGAGAAAATACAAGAAAAAGAAAAAAGAAACTAAAAAAACATATAAAAAATGAGCACATACAACCCAAATTATAATTTAACAGCTTTATTAACAGATTTTAAAACATGCGCAAGTTCTGCTGGGTTTTGCACAGTTAAATTCGGTAAAGCAAGCGCTATAAATTTTGACCATAATATTTGTTATGATTTATTAAATATTGGATACCCAAGAACTACTATAGCTGAAGGAATTAGAGAGGTTTATACCTTTAATTTAGTATTAGCAAGACCAGTTAAGTCAGGTAGTACACAAGGAGTACAATTATTTGATGATGATGTTGCTGCTATAATGTCTGAGCTTGAAGTAAAACTTTGGAATATGCTAGGTTGTCTTGCTTTAGGTATTAGTGGTGGTGGAGGTTGTAGAGCTCATATACCTAAACATAAAATACAAATAATTAGAGATAAGGGAACTTTTAACGACAACTTAGTAACTCTTCAAGTGCAATTTGACGCTATAGCTAATATAGCTGTAACAGTTGAGCCTTGTGGTGGTGGTGGTGGAACTGAACCTGATGATTGTAATGACCCTTGTGCTCAATTCTTTGGTGGTTGTGGATGCACAGACCCTACAGCTATTAATTATGACTCTACAGCTGGAGTTGATGATGGAACTTGTTGTTATAATGACGCAGACCCTGGAAGTGGAGACCCTTGTGATGATGGTTCAACAACATTCCCTCCAACATTCCCAAGTAGTCAAACTCAAAATCCTTAATAATGATAGATTTGGGGAGTGTAAAGATATTAAACAACCTAGCGGCTGAAGCTGTTATAAAAAGATTAAAAACTCAACTTTCTACCCCTAGGCCTGGAAGTGCAAAACCAATGAATAATTGGAAATCTTTAAGTAAAAGCCTTGAGTTTAAAGGAGGTGAGGCTTGGTTTTCTGAGGTTCGTATAGAGGGAAATGATTATGGTATGTATCTTAATGAAGGTATTAATAATATTCCTTTTACTAGAGGTAGTGGAGTTGCTCATAGTGCTTATATAGGGATGTTACAAATATGGGCTGTTAAGAAATTTGGAGTTAATATGGCTAAAGCAAAACAAATAGCTTTTGCTGTAGCTACTAATCAACAAAAAAAATCTAGCTCTCCTGATAATCCTGGATGGGTAAACGAAATAGATAATGAATTATCAGATATAATAGGTGAAGAACAGTTACAAAATTCATTTTTTATGATTGAAGGAGAGGTTAATAATTTACTAAATGTAAGAATATAAAATGATAACAATAATAAAAAACTTAGATAGTACCTTTTATTCTGTATATAGACCTATAATAGTTAAATGTCATGACGCTAGTAGTGATACAGCTTTTTTAAGAGGAGAGCTTCTTGTGGAAAGTCCTTTGTTTAGCGGAACTTATGTTGCAAGCGGAATAATTATAAATGGTTATGAATCAAGTAACTCAACAACTACTTATGAGTTTAATCTAATGGAACACTGCAGACCTTATGTTGGGAAGGGAATATCGCCTTTAATAAGTTATGGTATATTTTTTGCTCCAGGAGATTTTGATATTAGAAAATTCAAATTAAATATTTGGGCTGTAAAATATTCTTCTGGATTACATGGGCAGCTTTATGATGATACAGATAATATTAGAACAACAAAAGACTTTACAGGATTACCAACAGTAACTACTGATGAATACTCTATGAATCATAATGATGATTGGGATGTAGTGGATAGATTGGTTTTAGGATATAATAACCCATCCTTCAATCCAAATAGTCATCAACCATTAACAAATGCTCCCAATAGAGATTATGGATTTAATATTGATAATTTTGGAGCTCATCAAACTATAAATAGTAATGACTTTCCGTTTGATTCTATATACCAACCTGTGAATTTTACGCCAACTCACACTAATCTTATGATAGCTTATCTTGTTAAAAACAAAGCTAATCAAACTTGGCATTCTGTGTTTATACCTATAACTAATATAGTTGGTACTGGAGGTCAATTACTAAGGATTCCCCTACATCCAACTACTATAGAAATGATGTATCTATTGGTTCATGGTGTTGCATTAAATAAATTTCTTGATGCTTCAGGTAATTTAATAGCTGACGCTTTTTTTGTTATGCCTTTTATTAGTAGTGCTAACGGAACAAATGCTCTTCACTGGACTAAATCAGATGGAACTACCTATAGGTATAGAAGTTACGCTTTAACAGATAAGGAACATAACGGAAAATGCCAAAGAAAGAAATTCGTTTTTGAAAACATGAAAGGAGGTTTTGATTGGTTTAACTGTTACGGAACAAACACGAAGAGTGTTTCTAACACTGGAGAAACATACGAAAATCATCAACATCAGCTGTTAAGAGGTTTTCATACTAAACAAAAGTTATGGACTAAAAGAACAGATACATACAAGGTTATTACTCAGCCTCTTTCTACAGAAAAATCTAAATGGCTACAAGAATTAATTACAAGCCCTAAAGTTTGGGTTCAAGAAGCTGTTATAGATGGTGAATCATCTTCGGTTGGAGACTATTATTTGAGACCGATAGTAATAAATGATGGAGATGTTCAAATACACAACACAGAAGATAATGTTCATTATGTTGAGTTTTCATATACCTTATCAACCCCAATATCAACACAAAGAGGATAAAAAATGGCTGAATCAATATTAGAACAAAATGTTATACTAGAAATAGCTGAGTCAGTAGGAACAGATGATATATCTACTACCATACAAACAGGAACTCAGGTAGTAAGAA